TGCCTAATCTGAGTTTAAATAGTGGTTAAAAATTGATTAAAGGGAATTTAACTTAAACTATAAGCTTGTATAACAAGCTCTCCAGTTGGTACTGTAATTGTTTTACTGAAGTTCTTTGAATTTTGATTATATCTTACGGTAACTGAGTTTTGCTCTGCTCCGTAGGCTTGAAAAGCCAAAATAAAAATTACATTTTTAGCCAAATTGACAACCGCTCTTACAGGTGTCTTTTGATATTTTGACCAGTCTGTGGCTTTGTACTTGACGAATCCTGCACCATAATTAACTTCGGTTTCTGAATTCAGAATTATCTCTGAGCCATCGCAAATATCAAAAAAGCTGTACTGTGCACCAGATTCTAGCTGAACCTTTTGGGCTAGTCTCCACATGGCATGAAGCGAATATACGTTATTCTCAAGGTCAAGATTGGCATAATCAAGGTCATTATACTTCGAGCCTCGTCTTGGGTGTGCTGCATCCTTTGTATGTGGTATCGAATCAAGTTCACCTTCTCTAAGCAAACGAACACCCTTTGCTCCACAGAAGTATGATAATAAAATCTGACCTTCAGCAATGAAATTTGGAATAGACTCATTGAATAAAGGAAATGTATAATCACCATTTCCATCGTTAAGAATATTTCCGTAACGAGAAAACTCTTGGATATACTTATTATCCCTGTACTGCATAAATTCAGGACTATAAATATACCCTTGCCCTCCATTGTTATAGTTTTCCAACACAACGAGTATATGGTTCGTAGAGCCAGTTTCAAGATAGTTAGCCTCTACCAATCCACCTACAACAGTAGCCCAGTGAGGTACGTTTGGCACACTTTGAAAACTACTATTACCCGTAAAAAGGCCTCCAAAATGATTAGCATTAAACCAGTTATTTCCTAATTGGTCTTTTACTTGGTAGTTTTGTGGTAATGTAATTTCATAAGGATTCTGGATGTACACAGTACAAATTACTCTTTTGTTACCTTTCTGGACTTGACCTTGATAAGTACCAGAGGTGATGGCTAATCTCCAGTTATCGTTTCTGTAAATGTTGTTAACTTGATACAGCTCATCTAATGGACTACGTGAATTGAGAGCGGATAAATAAAGCTGTGCAACATAACCTTTACTTCGGTCTAATGTAGCCAAACTAAGTGTACCAATAAAATCTCTACTATTGGTAGTACTTTCGAATGCTAGTCCACCAAGGAACTCCTGAAACATCAAAAACAGTGGATATTTGTCAGTATCTAAAGCAAGTTTGAGCCTGCTAGATGTCCAGTCGACATTTGCTTTTGCAAATGCTATCCAGCCTGTTAAATCACCTGTTGGATTATAGAAGAAACGACTTCCAGCCACCTTCCAGCCATCCATTACAGGTGTTGTGCCTACGAAGCAGTTGCCTCCATCAGACTCTATCTCTGTACAATTTCTGAGTCTATTTTGACCAATAGCAGTGATACCTTTTGCATACATATTAGTACGCTCTGAAGTAGCTTTTTCAGTGTTGGTTGTACCTGTAGTTCCAAAGCAATTCCTTGCAGCTGCATCCCAAATGAACCAGCGCACAGGTAAGGTTTGAGATACCTCAGCATGGTTAGCTGTTGGTATAGTAAAGTTTGGAATAAGGTTCGGACTAAACCTGTTCCACATTACCTCTGGAGTGATTGTAAGTTTAGGAACAATATTGTTAGGAAGAGCACTGTTGCCCACCGCTCTAATAACCGAATCTCCTTCTGTTGTAGCGTTTTTATTACGAATTGAAAAGGTATGATTACCACTAACAACTCCAGTGAATACATTACTATCCTGCCATGCTCCTGTATCCAATCGATACTCTAATGTTACTCCATTAGGATTATTTACCAGTACTGTAACCGTATAATTTGCACCGACTAAAACGATTGTTAAATCGGAAATTCTTGCATAAATACTTGTCTTCTTTTGAAAGGCTACTTTCTTTGAAAAGTTGTTTGATTGACGCACATAAAACCAATCTGTTGATGTCAAATTTTCGAATATGTTTGATGTTTGATAATTTACATCATCTACCGAATACTGAAGCCCTAAATTCAGGGCGTTTGTCACATTTACAGTCGCTTTCAGTTTATTTGATACACTTACTACATCTACTCCTAAAATACCGAAAGCTGGCTGACCAGAACCCGAATTAATTAAGTCTTCAACATCCGCTTTGAGATCTGGTAAATTAGCCAATCTAGTTAGCTTTTTAATTGCTTGTAATACTCGCAGAGGAGTCATGTATTTGGCATTATTTACCCCCTGCTCTGCATCGGTTTGCGTAGCTACTACCAAGTTTGCATTTGGTAAAGGGTCATCTTTGTGCAAAAGAGAGTCGAATACATCCACAAAGTCTTGCTCAGTAGGCTTTGAATTTTTTTGGAATTTAGATTTAAGTTCTCCTCTGGTCTTTTTCATGAAATTATTATTAGGGGTTTCTGTAATCCTACAATCTGAATTTTCTGAATATAATCCTGTATTTGGGCTCTGTCAGAATCTGACAACTCAATTGAACTTTCTAATGATATATAGCCTTGATAATCGGCCACCTCACCAAGCACAATCACACCTATAGGTAAAAAAAGAATATCGCAAATATTCTTTTCAATAACAGCTACCTGAGCACTTGACCCAATTACCTCTTTAGTCTCTGAAACGAATTGATAAACATCATTTAAAAGCCATTTAAACACCGACAAAACGGAGACCGACAAAGCTATCAATTTCGGCTTTCTTCTATGTGGTGGCAATAGTAACACCACAATTCTATTCAAATCAGAAAACATATTCTATGGTCGATTGTGGGTCAAACTGAAGCCAGCCCGACACGGGTTTATAATAATCTTTTTGGGTAATTGCTCCAGTATAATCCATGTAAGAAATTTGGATGTCTGAAACCTCCTGAACCCACGGCAATCCCATCAAAAAAGCCTCTAGTAAAGCAATGTTACAAACGCTATCAAATGGTCGATTCTCAAGCCATTCTTTCATGGAATTATATACTGGGAAAGTACCCGAATCATTCAGTAAACTGCCATCTATTCGCAATAAAAGCCTATTTAATTTGACCTTACATTTGACATACACTAAATCAGGATTATTAGACTGAATTTCGATTTTAGTGCCTAAAAACTTAACCTTTTCCATATAGTATTTTAGTGCTGCTAATTCCTCATCTTCAAGCCTCCTTCTTTTAAGGTCAGCCAACTGGCCAACTGTCTTAAAAAACAAAGTATTATCGGACTGAACGACTAGACTTGCCTCCTTAGCAACTTGCTTCGAAGCATCTACAACATCATACTTTATTCGGTCGTTTTCTACTATGATATTGTCTCCATATTGGAACGACTTTAGTTGATTGATGTACCAATTTTCTGAACCAACCTTTTGCGCTAAAATCAAGCCGTTTACTTCTGCTTTGTGGTCATCAATAAGGCTTGAAACTTGACTTGCCATATACGCAAAAAGTTTCTTCATCGTACCCCATACAGACGCTCCAGAAGTGTTGTCCAATTGAGCTATTTGCTCATATTTAGCCTGCTCATTATTGATGTCATTTAAAAACTCTTCAGTAGTTCTCATTCTATTATTATAAAGTCTGTTTCAATTGCCCAAAAATTAACTCCTTCAGTGTATGGCTCGGAGGTTACTAATTGCCTAGCACGTGTTTGCATTTTCCCAAATGGCTCAACAGAATACTTGTCTATTTTTAGTAATTGTCCAACCTCTAATTCAAAGCTATTTAAACCATTCAAATCAACTATCCTTTTGGCTGCATCTACATTCAAATAGTACTTATAGGCTATGTCAAATATGCTTTCTCTTTCAGCTACTGTATGATAAATTGGAATAGTAGAAAATCCACTTTCAGATACAGGCTTTACAAGTCTAGCTTGCTTTTTATACGCTGCTTCAATCTGAATACCATTGTTGAGTGATAAAGCCTGAATAGACACTCCATCATCTTCTAGTCCGACACGAATTGCCGTAATTATTTCATATTCCTGAAAGTCATCATTAATAAATCTTGACAACCCTACGCCTACCAAATCAAACTTCAGCCAGCCTATGTCTGCAATCAAAACATCCTCGATGTTTTGATAAGTACCGTCGCCAATAACTATGTCTCCATAAGCTATTGAAATGTCACCAGTACTATCGTACATTATATCTATCATGAAGTTGTAAATTTTCCAATAAGTAAAGCTACCTTATCTGTAAACTGTTTATGGACTGGAGCAACAGGTGATATTGAACCAACTGAACCAGTTTGTATTGCCATAAATCTTATAGCGTCATTCATAGCATTGAGAACCTCTTTTAAATCCGTTTCGGCTACTAACCTCATAGGAACTTTGGACTCTATACTTACCTGCTCCTTATCAAATACACTTAATGTACCCTCAGTTTGTATCATAATTCTTTCTTTGGAAACCTCAAGAACATTCTTATCATTTGTGATTTTGCAGGCCTTTTTATCAGCCTTGATACTCACTTTATCTTCATCGCTAAAAATCAACTCCAATGAGTCAATTTCATTCACTGAAACTACGACATAGTTACCTTCAGTTTCATCCCCTAACGGTGACACCAACACAGTACTTTTTGGTCTTGGTTTGATAACAAAAAACTCCTTTGACTCATCAATACCTGCCTTCAAACGAACTTCACTTTGTTCAAATCCATCTGGAAAAATAACAGTACACGTATTATCATCTTCAACCGATTTTACCCTGCAAGGAATACAAGGAACAATTGGAGCTCGTTGCATCCGTTGTAAACGTTGTAATATTTCCTGTTCTTTGCTCATATTAGTTAAGTTTTGCGCCTAGTGATACCTGTCTTTCATAACCTGTTTCCTTTGAAAACCGCACGGTGATTGCTTTTACATAATAGCCTCCATCACGTCCCGTAAAGTCAGGGTCTTTGACCGTAGCCGTAAAACCCACCTCACAATATGGCTTACCCCAACCCGTCAAATCTCCTCGGTATCCTGTATATCGAAGTTGTTTTAACTTTTGCTCGGCCATCTTTTTCAATACGCCTTCGTCAGTAACGTTCATTTGGTCGGGCAGTTTCACAACCTCACCTCCCTTTTCTCCTACTTCTACATCCTTGGTCACTTTGTTGTCTTTTCCAATACCCCGAACAATTACTTGAGCTTTCACATCTTCTTCTACCAGATAATCCAAATTGGCTGATTTGACATTATTGGCAAAGTCGTAAGTTACCTTTCCTGTACGTTCCACGTAAGCCAGATTAGCGGATAGGGTATCAAGTCCAATAGCATTTATTTTTAGCTTCCATTGCTCTTGAATTTTCTTTAATACATCAAAGCCCGTCACGTTTGGACGAATAATGAACTTATCATATTTCAATCCTGAAACACCTTCTCCAGCCTGAAGCTTGACACCAATCTGGTTACACACGTAGCTAAGAATCACATCTACTCCAGCTTTCTTGAACTCTTTGGCTGCTATCTTTTTCCTGAACTTATACATACCATCCTCGCAGGAAACAACACAAGGATTATTCACCGAAATAGCCCTAACAAACCCTCTGAACTCCTCTTGATATTCATTATTATATCCAAGATTAATTATCACCTCATCGCCTCGTTTCCACTTTTTCTCAGCATCAAACGGCTTGTTTTGGTTATAGGCTGGAAACTCCAAATATGCTACTCCAGACAAGCTTTCGTCTGCCTTTTGTATTTCAACCTTGGTAATCCCTTGCACTTCTGAGCCAGCGATTAGTATTTTGTGACACATCCAAAAAGTAGCCATATATCACAGTAAAAAAGGTTTGTCCGAAAATGCTTTAATCACGTATGCCTGATAGTTGTAACCATCGGTATGCGGAAAACTAATATTCTCAATCGCCATGTATTGAATACCAAACAAACCAAGCAAAGGAGACGAAACTTCAATAGTTCTTCTTACTTCAAAGAACCATCTCAACCGATTGATTTCAGCTTCAGGGAGCTTAGTTCTATCACTGGTCGAAACAATACCCTTGATTTCTATTTCATAATCGTCAGCAGACCATAATTCCTTGACAGTACCTTTTTCACGGTTTTTCAAAATATGGTTTCTAATAATCACATTGCGTCCCGTTACACTTATGAGAGGTTCATACGGCAACTTCCAACTGTCAGGATTATAGAGGTCATCACCTGCGTAACTCAATGTCAAGGGACAACGAATAATTGTCCCTTCTGCTGAGCCTGCTAAGTCCTTGAGTAATTTACCCGTTGCTCCAAAGAGTTGACGGTAAATGTCCGATAATGAGTTTGTAAGTAAATCCATTTATTCTAGTGCTAATCTGTCTCCATAGAGTAATATTCTGTTTAAAGCATCCATGACTTCATCTTGGATTGAACGTCCCACATTTTCGCTCTGAGCATTGATATTTACAGTTTCAAGCATTTTGTTGATGTTGATAACCACCGTTTTACTTTTAGCTGCATCAACTGAATCCGTTTTACCTGTTGAGCCTTCTCCACCCGTTGATGGTGGTGTTGGTAAGTTCGGAACTTTCGAAAAAGGATTATCTTGACCCAACCTAGCATACCTTGCCGCTCTTCGAGCATTACGGGTGTTTTCAGTTAGGGTTCTATCTTTCCCAAAGTATTCATCACGCTGTCTTTGTAATTCTACGGCATTGACTTGAGCAGTTGCATTCTTACTATTATAGGCATTTGATACCGTTTTCGAAACAGTAGATAACTTACCCAATGCCCAAATAATGAATTCTGAAACACCTAATGTTGCAACAGCAATGGCAACCCTAAGTGATGTTTTTATGATTTCTCCAATAGTTTCAAAAACGGACTTTGTACCTTCACTCAAACTATTCCACACCTTCAAAATGCCATCCTTTACCCAAACTACAGAGAGCCAAACACCCTTAAATACATTGGCCACAAATAAAACAACCTCCCACACTCCAAGACCTATGCCTTTGATTACTTCCCATGTGCCAATTAAAAATGGTTGTAATTTTTCAAACATCATCTGGATAGCAACCCAGCTCCGTATTACTACCTCTCTGAATTTTGCTGAGTTTTCCCAAGCATAAGTCAAAGCAGCAGCGACCGCAACAATACCAACTATAATGGCTCCTATTGGTGTGGCCACAAAAGCAGCATTCAAAGCAACCCAAACCGAACGTAGGCCAGAAATGCCCGTTATGGCATTTGCCCAAGGGATAGTCGCTATTTTGCCAAACCAAGTAAATACATCACCAATATGACCTTTCATAAATATAAAAGCATCTGAAATTTGCCCTAATCCAGTCCCAATTCCTAAAAGCTTCATCGCACCACTTAGCGCAACAACCTGTAAAATAGTATCACCAAAAGGCAAGGCTCTGATTCCATTCACAAGGTTTTGAACAACAGTGCTCGCAAAATGTACCCCTGAAGCTAATGTATTGATGACACTTGCAATGCCGTTTATGGTCTCAATTACACCGTCTCCTGACGCTGGCACAAGACCCAGCACCACAATAACTTGATGGATTGCATCCCACAATGGACTAAAAGCACGTGTTAAACCTGTAATAGCCACCCCAATTGGCTGCCAGTTTTCAACAAACTTATTAGCCCAATCAATGATCTTGTTCATACTTGGCAAAGACATTGTTCCCAATCCTGCCAACTTTTCCTCTATTGTACCCCAAAGCTTCTGTACACGGCCAAATGTTGTTTGCGACATTCTATCTAATCGGCCAAAGTATTTACCTCCCTCTCCAGTCATTCGCTCCATTGCTTTCTGTACGTCTTGGAACGAAATCAGACCTTTTTCCTTCATTTGATAGAAGGCTGACACAGAAACCCCTTTTAGTTTTGCTATCTCTTCCTGAAGCCCCAATATGCCATGATTAGCTAGCTCGTTCAGCTCATCCCCTTGAAGTCTTCCAACCCCTTTAATTTGTCCCATCGTTCGTGCAATACCTGCGAGGTCTTCAGCATTACCTCCAGCAAGGTCACCATACATTTTCATTTGTGGCATTACTCTTGCAGCCCCAAACTGTTCGGCTACCTTAGCCCCAACCTTGAGTACGTCAGAGTTTTTATAGATGGTATCATTGCCCCATTGATTCAGGTTATTAAAGGTCTGATTTGCTAGTTTAGTATTTGGTATAAACTGTTCAAAGTTGCTAACCTGTACCTCTCTATCCATTCCTTTATTTAGGATATTACCACCTGCTGCCATTGCTCCAGCTACTCCTAAGGCTGGCAATGCACCTTTGACCATACCCCAAATACCCGAACCAACACCTACTGAAAGGTTACGTCTCCTATTAAATCGTGCTTCGACACCGTCCAACTGTTGCTGAAGCTGATTGATTTCACTGGTGGCTCTGGCAATTTCTTGGGTATCTACTCCAATTGTAAGCGAAGCTCTATACTCCTGAAGCTTTCGGATTTTTTCCTGAAGGTCATTTATACTAAACCCAGTTCTACGAAACACTCCAGACAAATCCGTAAGCCAGCCCCTCATTCTAAAGAACACACCACCCGAACGGTCAAACTGTCGTTGTGTGTTGGAAAGTACCTCTTGTGTACTACCTAGCTGGCTTTGAAGCTCCTGAATACTGCGATTAGCAATTTCTATTCGAGCATCATCAACCCCAATAGTAAGGGTACTTCTATAATTTTCAAGTGATGCTATTTGAGCCCTAATGGCTTCTATTCTTGAGCTTACATTATTGATGTCTATTTGAATTTCATTCCGATTTCCAAATAATCTTGTCATCATATTACTCAAAAATGAAATTCTATTAGAAGCCTCAACAATCCCTTGAGTATCTACTTGAGCACGAACTTCTGGTACTGAAGCAATTTGTGAATACAGAGTCTCCAAGGTTCTGTTAGCCGCTTGAACCCTTGAGTCATCTACATTTAGGGTTGCGGTATAGCCCTGAATTCTTGCAATCTGTCTAACTACTTTATCTATCTCTTGGCTTTGAACATTTACATTTACTTGAGCATTTGAAAGCCTGTTAATAATCGCTTGCAATGCTTGTATTTTTCGCATGGTAACAGCCAGCTCCGTATCATCAGCACCTACACGAAGCATAGCAGAATACTTTTTGAGAGCTTCAAGTCTAGCCGATAAAGCATTTAGGTCTTTATCTTGAGCTGAAACCCGAACTACATTGCTCACACCTGCCATTCGTCTCATTTGCTCCTGTATTGCAAGCACTCGTCTCAATTCTCTCTGAGCCTGAGTTGCATCTACTACTACTGGTGGCACTTCTATCTGAAGTGATTCTTGTAGGCTATTTGCTGTATCAATAGCCCTTTGCATACCTTGCGAAATTTGGGTAGAAGCATTATCAACAGCTCTCTGAGCCTGATTTGCATTACGAGTAATATTTGCCATCGGAGAAGACATCAAGTCTTGTAATCTCCATACTACACCTAAGTCCATAATTTTGTATATAAAAAAAGCCGACTACTCGGCTTTTATGGGTTTCATTACTTTTAGAAGGTAATGTGCTTCTTTCCACATTAGCTCAAAGTCATCATCAGATAGGCTGTAAGGGTCAACATGAAAGTAGTATCGTATCCAAGCAGATTTTTGCATTACATCAAATACATCTGTTGGTATTTCCCAGTCTCTTACAGCTTTCTTAACTTTCCCTTGTTACCTACATTTAGAAGCTCCATCGCTTGCATACAAGCATAAAGACCGATTGTATCTTGGTACTGAAGGTCTTTAATTTCCTCGTCTCCTTCAAGCCAACATGACTTAATAAGTGATTCGGCCATCTGTAACGGGTCTTTACCCGATGCCATTGCAAGTCCTAATTCTCTGCGTCCTGGCGTTTTCAGTACTGCTTGAAAAACAGATTTCTTTTGAGCATTTGTACCACCAAAATTTTTCATTTCATCTGACAAATCAATCTCTAAAAGAAACACCTCCATATTGGGATATTTAGATTTCAAAGCAGCTTCTTTTTGTTCTTGGCTTACAACTTCAACAACTGATTCAATATTTTGCATGATTTTAAATTGGGATTAGTGATTATTTTGGACTTTATTAAATACCTACCTGTATGATACAGGCAGGTATTTAAACATTATTTAACAAGTGGTTAGGTACTGTTTACTAGGCTATGAATTCAGGACTTTTTCAAGGCTTACAACCTTCGATACATCCCGTATCAATCGAGTTTTAATCCATACGCCTTCTTTGTTTCCTTTTCCTTTTGGAGCACTGGTATTGCCACCACAGGATTCAAAGTAGGGAAAACTAGGGTTAGGATGTCGTTCATATATCCCCTCGACGTGCCTAAACTTAAAACTCACAACATCACCTGTATCAGCTTTCCGAAATGGTATCTGGTAGGCTGTTGCTTTGTTCCATGTATCCACAGATGCAAGTCTGGACAAATAGCGAGTAAAAGGAACTGGAACGTTGCAATTTAGCCACGCATTTGCTTGAAAAGCTCCACACCATGCTCGATGTGCTGAATTGGCATTGTCAAGTGAAAAAATACCAATCTTGTGGAAGTACCCAGTAATTTCAACGCCATCGTTACGGTTGGTCAGTTCCTTTACGTAGGTCTGGGAATCATAAAATTGCCTGATACAGGCACGGGCTTCTTCTACTTTTGGTGACGAAAAAATAGGTGTAGTAATCACCATTAGCCCAAATAAAAAAAAGAGCATTTTGAAATTACACATTGTAAAAAGTGGTTAAGAGTTAAAAAATATACTAGCCTAAAATCAGCTGCATGATACTAGCACAAATTGCCGTTGGGACTAGCCAAGCTAAAAATGTCGTGGCCATCCTAACTACCCCTTCAAATGTTGGATTTTCAAAATCAGAATTCCAGTTATACTGTGTAGGAATCTGATTATGGAAATACTTAAATTGTCGAGGAAACATCAAGTACATCACTGTAAATCCAAAAAGAATTGTAGCCAATGAAATCGCAATATGAGTCCAAAGATGTGCTTCCATCGCCTCAAAAATACGTCGAGATGAATCATTCATCGTATCGCCAAAGAATACCTGATAAAAAGCAAAATATGAAATCAGGATAAAAAACAGACCAAGCTTAACCAGTACGCCTTTTGAGGTACTCACCTCTGGTAGTTCATTTTCAGTAGTTTGAACTTCTTCGATTGTTGTCGGTACTGGCTCTGCTTTTGCCTGTTTTGACATGAGTCCATTTTGCTCGGCAAACTCAAAGAACTTCGAAGCAAATTCTAGCTTCAAACTTTCTTCTTGAGCTTTCTTTTCAGCTTCTTTTCTAGCGAGATCTTGCTGTTCTCTTTCTGCTTCAAGTATTTTAACACGCTCTTGAGCTTTTGCTAATTCATCCTCAATTCTGAGTGGCTTTACAGGTTTTACACCTGTGTATGGTTGTTGCTGAATAGATGCAGCTGATTTTGTCTGAGTCATTTTAGTGGTAGTTTTGTTTTAGTTCCTTACCCAAAATACCGTCCCTTGCTTGTCTGGTATGTTAATCCACACACCATTTGGATTAATCGTAGCAGGAGCAGGAGGTACTGGGTTTGGCCTGTTAAAGGTTTGAACTGCTGAATCTTCGAGGCTCGAAGCATAATACTGAGCATCCTCCAGCTCCACAAAAACTTCTCCATCACTCGTTTGATACAGCATTTGTTGGTTTGGCATATCCCGAAAGGTCTGCCACAATCTTTCTTGTCCCGTCATGTTATTTTCGGTCTAAGTCATTTTAACGTCCAGAGCAATAAATGGTAGTCTTACAGGCATTTCTGTATCTCCTTGTTTCACAGACTCTTTCCATTCGGTCACAGCCGCTCCGATAATACTCCTAGTTGAGATACGGCCATCAGAGGCAGCAAATGCAACAGTTATATTCATATCTCGCAATCCTGTAATTCCCTTATTACCAGTTAGCAAAAGAATGTTTTCAAAATCACTTTGCAACATTTCAATAAATCCCTTGATTGCTCTATTGCCATCCTGAATATCTTGAGGTGAGTTCCCCTTACCATACAGCTCTTTACGGTCTATTTCCTCACCGTATTCTACGGCTTTGGCACGTGCAAGCAGTTTACCTTCTACTGCTATATTACACTCAGCCCATGTGTAGTCTTTAGAATTGAATCCCATTGTAAATTGTATTTAGTGGTTATAATTAAGCAGCCAATGAGGGATTCGTAAAGCCTAAATCTACCTCAATTGTTTTGCCGTATGCTACAGGAACAATACGTAGAACAATACGGATTTTATCGGTAGAAATCACATTTTGAGTACTGTCGATATATACCGAAATAGCAGAAATCTCTTCAGCATCAAGCATATTGATTTTCAAACTGTTTTCAATTTTACTACGCAAATAACCCACTTGAGCAGGGTTAATTTTGCCATCGTTCAAAATCAGGTCATCGTTAACCTCATCCAAATAGGCTTGATATGTCAACGTAACAGCTTTGTGAATCACACGATTATTTGTAATCGACTGGAAGTCATCAGTAGGAATTGTCGCTGTCGGGTCGTCTACGTGGTACACGCCAGAACGACCAGTATAGTAACGGTAAACCAAATAGCCTTTGTCGTGAATTGCCTGAATCTGAGATTCTGTAAATGCTCCAAGACTACGGCCATCTGTCAAATAGCCAGCGGTCAGATTTAGAGCTCCATCTTTGACTCTTCCAATGTTTCTTTGCACTGGCAATTTAGCCAAACGACCAAGCGTAATGCCTACAGCAGAAGAACGCTTACCATCTACGTTTGTACCAAGTAGCAGCGATACTTTTGGATAAGTATAAGTCTTAAGGTCTGGCAGGTCTGCAATTACGCCATTCCATTGACGGCCATCCACGATACCTACAAACGGCTTATATGCTCCTAGATATTCGAGAGCTAATGCGTTGAGCTTTTGCATACCATTGATAGAATCCGCATCCATACCACCTGTAATAGTTGGTGTATAAGTCTTGGTCGGGTCAATATAACGACCAATAGCAAGCAATCGAATTGTACCATTGGCAGCATCAAGCAACTTTCTAACACCGTTCGAGCTGGTAGTTACATCACACATCTCTGCCATACTCTTGGTGTATGTGTAAGTCATAATCCAAAGCTCTGCTCCGCTTCCTGCTTCACTATAGAAATCTGCAATTTGTTTCCATGCGTCAATCTTCTGAGCCGTGTCGAAGTCTTGTGTTAGCCCCAAGGTTTCAGCTTCCTTGAGTGTAAAGATTTGTTTTGGAGTATATAGAGGAAGGTTAGCTGTGGCAACCGCTGGGATAACTAAGGCAGCAACCCCATCAGATGTGGTTGCCACCCGTCCCAGTCCTCCATTTGCGATGGTAATTTTAACGCCAGGAAGCATTTATTTATTGGTTTTAAGTGGTTAGGTACTCTAGTTAGAGAGTTGAAAAGAAAACCTATTCGGTTGCTTCTCCAGACTCTTCAGATTCAGCCTTTTTGCTTTTTTTAGGCTCTTTCTTCTTTACTTCCTTCAGTCCTCTTACCTCAGTTCTGTATACCTTTTTCATTGATACATTGAAGTGGTTGGCGTAATTTTTAGCTTCTTCCTCATCCTCAAAAGCTTCTGAAGAACCCACTTGCCATACTTCCTGAAGATCAGGGTTTAAATCAAAAATTGTTTTAGCATCCATACTAAAATAAGTGGTTAGGTATTTTGATAAAATGTAATTAACCGATGGCCTAATTAAATTAAGCTGCTTGGTCTTGAACTAAGGCAACAACCCCTCTACCATCAGCATAGTATTTTTTTCCTCCAGCTTGAGCCTGTAAACTCATCACATCACCGTATTGAACAGCTTGGGCTGGGTTAAAGAATACCTCCATATTTCCTAAAGAACGGCCTACGAACAAAGGATGCCAGAACAAACTTGCTTCACAGTCACCAGCAGCACCAGCAGCATCAGGTAATTTTGCAGCACCAGCAGAATTGTAGGTAAGTACAGTTGAACGAACCATTACATCAAAGTTCATCACTTTGGCAACTTGACCATCTTTATAGTCAGTTAACTGCTGAAAAATGTTTGTTCCTTGTACTTTCGGGTCATTAAGCAAATCCATCTTTGCTTGTGGAGTAATTATTGCTTTTCTGCCCGATTGAGGAATTAGGTCATCGTTCATTACCTTATCGGCACGAACAAAATCAGCTAAGGTAACTGCCTTTCTATTGCCAGTTGCTACGCTGTTTACAGCTGCAGGAACAGCACTACCAGTTGTTTTTAGAATTCGTTTTGCTTGTTCAGCTCTCCAAGCATACAAAATATCCTCTGCCATCATTTGCTTCATTAAAGCAGTATCTTGCCTGATAATTGAGGCTCTGTAATCATAGCTATACTGTTTTTGTAACAAAGCACGAATACGACGAGGGTCAGAGGTGTAGTCAGTCATGTCGTAACTAATATCTGAGTCCGAACGCTCTGATACTGTAGCAGGGAAAGAACTTCTATTGCGTGTTACACCACTTGCTCCTCCAGACTGTCCTACAACTACAGTTAGAATACCTTCTCTTACAAATTCATCCCAATTCAATGCGTGATTCAAAAATTCATTATCCTTAAACAAATCCTCTGCGATTTGTCTAAGCCAAGCAGTTCTAAATAACATATAAGTATTTTTAGTGGTTAAATGATTATTAAATGGTACTTAAAAGAAGTTTAAGGGCATTTTACTTTTTGGGAACTTCACCTACTTGACTAATATCCTTTTGAAAATCCACACCGTAGGTTTGCTCATAAAGTGCTTCAAATACCTTTTCGTTTTTCAATCTTAAATCATGTAGTCCATCAGGGTCTTTCTTTTCCCAGTCTGTAAATGTCCAAGTCTCTCTACCTGTAACTACTTTTCCATCAGTAGGGAGCTTAACTTTTCCACGAGCAATGTCGCTTAGGGTTACTTGCTGTTGTGGAGCAATTGCCATCGATTCTAAGGTAGACTTTGCAAGCTCAAAATTTGTATCACCTAGTGTGATATACGTTTGTCTCATTGGAGCTAAAGCTGGGTTCTCAGCAATACGAGCATCTACCAATCTTACAATTTCAGCACTATTAGCTTCCTTCTGTTTTCTTTGGAAATCAGCAAGCTGAATACTTGCTTGGTTTTTAGCTTCTAATGCTGCCAAAATTTCAGCTTCAGTAGCTGTTTCAGGTAGTCCTAAAGACTGTGCAATCTTCTTGAAATCCATTGTTTGCTTTGGGGTTTTTACTGGAAAATCCGAAAACGTCCAGTTATCCATTAATTTTAAATCCTCATTATAAATTCTTAAGTCACCAAAAGACAAGGCTTCTCCATTTGATGGAATGTTTGCTATTGAAATTTCAACCAAAATACATTTCGTAACGAATACAAACTCTCCATATTCATCTTTATCCATCACTGCTTCAAGTGGACGAATACCGATAGAAGCACCTTTCACGAACCCTTCTTTTACCTTTCTCGCAATTTCGGCTGCCACTGGGTCGCCCATGTCAAAGACTGGAAGTGCAAGTAGCTTACCATCCACCTTTTCTACCTGTTCCCAGCGACCAATCACTCCAAGACTGCCTTTGCTGTAGTCGTGGCAATCAAACATTTTAGGATATTCAAGGAAATCATCCAGTATAATCCCTGCTGTGCTAATCTTGACTCTCTTTGATGTTACTTTTTCGGTGCTACATACAAACTTCTTCATTTAGTTTCAAAATGCGTTTTCGTGTTTCTGTAGTGCTAAGTTCTGTGACTATTCCACTACTTCAAAATCTTGGATTGTAACATACAGGCAATTCGCAAGCATGGTACATTTTCAATCTTTAGCTTCGCTAAAAACCTCTTTAATTTCACCTTCATAACCACTTAGATATAAGATAATGACAAACAAAGAGAAGCGTGAAAACGGTTTAGACCTATTCATTGAACATGGATTTTCAAAACAGAAAATCGCTAAAATATTAGGAGTTTCGGTACAAACAATTTCGGCTTGGTCTGAAGAAGATGATTGGGATGACACTCGTTCAAAACGTCTGAAAATTGAGAAAAATATGAGGATGCGTATTTACAGACTCATAGACCATACCCTCAATGTTTTTGAGGAAGATGCTCAAAATCAAATCGAAGAAGGCAAACTTAGACATTTTGATAAAGGGCAATTAGATGGTTTCTCAAAACTACTAGCAGGAATTAAATCAAAAGAAATGTCATTCAATGATTCTGTTAAGCTTTTGACTGATTTTGTTACTTATGTAAACTCACATGACAACACGCTGGCTAAATCATTATTGGTCTACACTGATAGCTATATTTCTGAACTTCGTAAAAGTGACTAGCCATGACAGAAAAGAAGATATTAGAACGCTATGAGGAACAGAAAAAGCTCATCAAGTTATCAACTCATATTGATAAAACTGAAAGCGAAATTTCTAAACAAAACCGTATCAAAGACTTACTCGCAAATTTTGAAAAGTTTTGTAAGTATTACTTCCCTAATTTCTTTGTAGAAGAGGAAGGTGGTGCTGATTTCGGTTGGTTTCACAAAAAGGCAGCAAAAGAAATAAATAATAACCCTGACATTTTTGCTGTACTGGAATGGCCAAGAGAACACGCCAAGTCGGTTTTCTCGGATATTTTTGAACCCTTGTACTTAAAGGCAAAGGGTGAAGTTAGTGGGATGGTTATAGCTTCACAGTCTGGAGATAAAGCCAAAGGTCTACTAGCTGACATTCAGGCTCAATTAGAGAGTAATCAACGATACATTAATGATTTTGGTGAGCAGTATAATTGGGGGTCATGGTCAGAAAAACACTTCGTTACCAAAGATGGTGTTGGCTTCTGGGCTATTGGTCGTAGAGAATCACCACGTGGGCTTCGTGAGGCCGAAAAACGCCCAAACCTACTTATTATCGATGACCTTGATGATGATGAAGAGGTAAAAAATGAAGAGCTGGTCAAAAAGTCTTTGGATTGGCTTCGTGGTGCTCTCATTGGTGCAATGGCTATCAAGCAAAGAAGAATCATCATGGTTGGAAACCGTATAGCCAAAAAGTCAATATTGGCTCATGTGGTTGGTGATATTAACGATGATGACCCAGTAAATGATGGAATTACTCTTATTAAAGTTTTTGCTCTTGAAAATCCAAAGACTCATAAAGAAGACCAGTCCGAAACAGGTATGCCAGCTTGGAAGGAAAGATACACTCGTAAGGATATTCAAAAAATTATCAGGCAAATGGGCTATAGAATGGCTCAACGAGAACTCTTTCATAAGCAAATAGAAGATGGAACTACTTTCAAAGATGACTGGCTAATTTATGATAAGCTCCCTCCATTATCCAAATTTGAGGCTATCGTTTCATACAATGACCCAAGTTTTAAGGATACAAAAAAGAACGATTATAAAGCCATTATGGTGGTTGGCAGAATCTCAAACAAATGGTATATAATAGATTGTTGGGTACGTCAGGCAAACCGTAATGCAATGGTTGTCGCACATTACGATATTCATGAATTCCTAGAACGCTCTGGAGCTAAAAATTTCAAACATTACATAGAAGCCAATTTTATGCAAGATATGCTAATGGATGACTACGTTAATGAGTGGGAAGACCGTGGCTATATGTTGCCAATCTACGAAGACAAACGCTCTAAACCCGAAAAGAAAGGACGTATTGAAGGACTCGCTGTCTATTTTGAGAGAAATCTAATCATCATTAACGAAAAGCTCAAGAAGTCACCAGACTTTCAGAATTTCAAAGACCAACTTTTAGGCTTTCCAAACGCTCATGATGATGCACCCGACGCATTGGAAGGAGCAATATTCAAGCTTAGAGAATTATACAAAAGAGTTTCCACCCCTCCAGTAATAGGTGGCAAAAGAAGAGATTCAAGAATTTAAACAAAACTAAAATGTACTTAACCACTGACGACTTCAACAAAAGTATATACCCAGAAATCCGTACAGCAATTTCTCGTGGTGATGCTACCTATGTTGAGCATCAAATCAATATTGCACTTTCAACTATACGAGCAAAGTTGTCCATCAAATATGACATGGACGCAGAATTCTCTAAGACTGGGAATGACCGAAATCATTTATTGCTATCAATTGCCAAAAACATAGCAATATATAATCTCTATGACACTCAAGAAACTATACCTGAGCATCGGGTTAAAAGATACGATGACGCAATGGATTTCTTGAAGGACATCGTAAATGGAAAAGCAGTACTGGTAGGTTTGGCTCTAGCTCCAGTACAGGAGGATACCAGTATAAAAGGCAATATGGCATTTGGCTCAGAACCTAAAAGAAACAATAGAATGTAATCTATCTATTAACAACTATAACCCATAAAACCCGTTTAAGTACCGTTTAAATTCGACGTATTTACTTTTTATACATCATAGTGCCAATTCAAAAAAAATCGTGGCTTAAAATCAATTTTGGCAAATGGCAAAGAAAAAAGATTTAGGTATCGGCAATGTTGTAAATCCAACGAACATACCAATCATATTACAACCTCGTGACTACTCAGCCAAAGACCTAGACTCTTGGAAGGCAGCACGTGCATTAGCACAATCAATTTACAACCCAATCCGTAAACCTTTAATTGACCTTTACGAGGACGTTGCTATCGACTCTCACGTAATTACAATTACTGAAAAGCGCATTTTACCAATCACAAGGATAAATTGGACATTTACAGCCGATGGTAAACCATACGAGCCCGTGGCTGACTTAACAGACAAACTATTCTTTGAACGAATACTAAAGTATATAATTGAGTCAAAAATATACGGTGGTTCATTGATTGAAGTAGACTTCAAGAGGCAAACTTGTGAGCTTGTACCACGTGGACACGTAGTAGCTGAACTCAATGCAGTTTTGCCTGAACCATATACTATAACTTCTGGGATAGACTTCACTCTACCACCTTTCAATACTACATCTGTTTTCGTAGGCGAACTTTGGGATTTAGGTCGTATGTTTTCTATAGCACCTTGGGTTATACTTAAACGTGGTGATGTTGGAGACTGGGCTACTTTTTGTGAGGTTTTTGGGATGCCAAGCAGAGTCTATTTCTATGACCCAAACATTCCTGGGAATTATGAATCTGTACAGAAGCAAGCAAAAGAAACTGGATCAAATGCTTGGGCTGTACTTCCTATTGGTTCAGATATGAAACAAGAGTCTGGAGGTGGTAAACAAGGTTCAGATAACTTTAAGCTTTTAGCAGAATTTTGTAATGCAGAGATGTCTAAAGCTATGCTTGGCCAGACCATGACCACAGAATCTGGAAGCTCCTACAGTCAATCAAAAGTACATGGTGAAACCGAGGATGACATCAATGCTGCCGACCGACGTTTTGTAGAACGTGTCCTAAATGAAAAGTTCATACCACTTCTAATTGCACAAGGTTTTAGCATTCCAGAAAAAGGAAGATTTCACGCCATTGAACAGGAAGAAGAACTGGACAAATCGCAACAGCTTGAAATTGACCTTAAATTACATCAACAGGTAGCACCATTACCCCTCAAGCATTTTGAAGAAAAATACAACGTAAAATTTGACCTTCAGGCCAAAAAGGAAAAGGATAAACAGAAGGAGCAAGCTCAAAAGCAACAACAGCAACCTAACCAGCATGTAAAGCTTTCAGACGTAAAACGCAAAATAAACCTAGCTGACAGAGTTCTTTCGTACTTCTCAGATTTTTTCCTATAAGCCCCGATGTAACCGACAACATCGGGGCTGAAATCAATCTAATGTACGGCAGAACCTGTACTGCACACCATAAAAGTAGTTGGTTGATGACTTTTGCAGACAGCTCAAGGATAGAGCTGCCTTTTTCTACTATGCCTCTTGTCAAAAAGGCATTAGAAAACATCTATAAAAAAAACGATGGCAAAAAGATAAACAAAGACCTTTTTGAAGCAAGCTTCAAAAACTTATCTGAAGCAGTAACACAAGGGTTTGGTGTGCCAGACAAACTATCAATCAATCTCGAAGCTCCAGACACTGTTCTTTTACACAAGCTTCAAAAATCTGCTATCTATTTTTCAGCTCGTAAAACAGCACTTCAGGTCATTCAACTGACCTCCTTGTTAGGTGACGAAGCTAATGGAACTACTAGAAGCTTTCCAGAATTCAAAAAGCTATCCAAAGGCATCATAGGCAACTACAATGAAGACTGGCTACTAACCGAGTACAAAACGGCAGTGGCTTCTGCCAGAATGGCCAGAAAATGGCTAGACTTCGAAGCTGATGCCGACATATATCCAAACCTGAAGTACCTCCGTACCTCATCGCCAAACCCACGACCAGAACACTTATTGTTTGTTGGTACAGTGAGAGCCATAAATGACCCTTGGTGGAATACACACACGCCACCTATTTCATGGAATTGTGATTGCGGTGTAACTAATACGGATGAAGCAACAACTAAGCTCCCTGACGATTCACAGGAAGAGCCAATAGACCCAGTACTACAAAACAACTCTGGCAAAACGGGTGAGCTATTCAACATCCCAGCTCACACCTATGCTCAGAAGACACAGAATATTCCTGATAAGGTAATACAACAGGAGCTCAAGACTTTTATCCTACCAGAGTTAAACATTTATACTCCTGTGTATGAAAACACACTCTCTGGAGGAATGCTTGAGGTACACGCTGGTATTTCAGAGGCTGAGTTTCCAGTAAACTTAAAAGAAGGATTAGTACTGGCCAGAAATGGCCACAAAGTAAAGCTCCAACCTGAAAGGTTTGTTTCTGGCGTAAAAAATCCAGATGCCATCATTGATGGTGCTCCAGCAGACTTCAAAGCTCCAAGTTCAAAGACTGCTATCAATTCGGCCATCAAAAGTGTAAATAAGCAGCTTTGCAAAGTAGCTGTATTAGCCATTGACAGTAGCATGGACAAATACACGCTTGTAGAAGGTTTGCGTGAAGCTCTAGGCAATCAGGACAAAAACAAACTGGTCGAGAAAGTCATAATTCGATACACGTCTGACAATACACTTGTGGAGTTCAACAGAAAGGAGTTTTCAAACAGAAGCTTTGCAAATAAGCTAAAATAAAAAACTCAGAGGCTTGCACCTCTGAGCAGGTGGGTTTCAGCAGTACCTCTACCCACTACAAATATACTAACTACTAATGAATCTACCACAATTACTCGAAAAAAAACAAAAGGAGTTAGTTCGGTACATAACTGATGTAGCTCCTCGCAAAATTGGTAAAATGGCTATCGACCATATCAATAAAGCTTTTGATGAAGAAGGTATGACAGACCAGAGTTACCAGCCTTGGCAGGAAGTTAAAAGAAGGCTACCTGAAAACCTCAAAAAAGGGAAAAAAGGAAAGCCATTAAAAAACCAACCTGCATACAACCGTCGGAAAATCCTACACGGCACAGGCAACCTAAAGCGAAGCTTCAGGTACATAGCTACATCTGAAGAGATTGAAATACGCTCAGATGTAAAGTATGCTTCCGTACATAACTATGGCGTAAATGATGCTGGAAGAAACCGAAACGTAAAGATTCCTAAACGCCAATTTATTACCCCTTATATACCGCAACACCTACAAAACAAATTGATAGATACTATTGAAAAAGACCTAACCAAAATCTTACAGCCATGATACTATTCCTGTATTCCGAAATTGCCAAACTACTTTCTGAAGGGTTTGATGAACAAAATGAAAGACTTTGGGTAGACCTCGACCGTGGACAGCTCGAAGACCCTGAAGCATTCGAGTCCATAATCGTACCTGCTGTATTAGTTAATTTCCAACGAGGTATCGAATGGAAAAAACTTGGACAGCGTACCGAACTTGGAGAAACTACTTTTTCCCTCAAGGTGGTAATGATGTTGGACGAACCTACCTTCAATGTTGACCAAATCAACATCAACCTTGAAAAGCTAATTACCGAGGACAAAGTACACGCTTTAGTTTCGCAACAAAACGGAGTCATGCGTACTGGCACACGTGCTTATGCAGTTCGAACTTACTACGTAGTCGAGCATAGATACGTAGTCACTGTTGACTATGAGCCAACCTCAATCACTAAGCCATTAGGAAACCTATCACTCGAACTTAACAAATCTATAAGAAAAGATGAAAACCCTCTTTTTTAGTTCTAAGCAAGACCCAGCAGTCTGGCTCTTACTTATCCTTCTTTTATTATACCTAGTCTTCGAACGCCCACGATCGTCCGAATTATTAGTTGAAGCACGTGCTGCCATCAGAGAAGCAAACAAAACTAGCATAAAGGCACGTGAGCAGGTCGACAGTATGCACGTACTTCTTAATACCGCTCGACAGAAGGTAGATGCTTCTCAGTATGTAATTGACTTACAACAACAACTTAACCAGCGTTTAAACGCTAATTACTATCAGAATAAAAAGTCAAATGATGCTGAAATCGAAAATCTAAAAGAGCAATTGAACATAATGATTGCCCTTCAAAAAACACTTTAACCACTATCACAATGCGTATCTTATTTTTCTTGTTCGTCTATCAAACTTGCATAGCACAAGTAAAACCAGAACCCAAGCCTCTCGATGTTGGAGCTCTCAAGAACTTCCCAGCTCAACAGATACTCAACGCTATCGAAAAGCTCCAGACAGACCTAAAGGCTTGCGAACAGCTCAATACCGAACTAACAGAGCAAAGTACCCGTACCAATCAGGAACTTTCTAAAAACCTAGCTGATACCCGTAGCTTGCTTATGCTGTCAAAATCAAAGGCCGATAGTGTTTCTACTCAGCTCAAGCAAATAGGTACATTGACAACAAAGGCCGAAAAGAAAATAAAAGCCTCTCAGTTTTGGCAATGGACTGAACGAATCGGCATTGCAGCTATAGGGGTTCTGATAGGAACTCAAGTAAAATAGAAAAGGGAGGCAAATGCCTCCCTTTTCCGTAAAAGAGCCTGACTGGTGCGCTATCAATAAGCGTTCAGGCTACTATTATCTTGAGTGTAATCTATCCATTTTTGCAGGTGTTATATGGTGCTGAAAAATGTAGCAAAGTAAATGTGATAGAGAATAAACTTGCATCCCAAATTCGTCATACTGGTAACTTATCTCAAACACTAAGGTATTTTCTTCTCTTTGACGAACATAGATAAAATGGATTCCAAGAGAAGGTAGAATTTCATATCTATCCTCCTGCTCATTAAAAATCCAACGGTCTTCCTCCTTTTCAGGAATACTACCTTTACTGAAACAAGAAACAACAATATTTAACATTCTACCGATAGTTTCTATAAAATGTTTTTCGCTTTTACATTGTAATTGAAGTACCATCCTTTATTGTTTAAATCTTTTAAAAATTACTTTTCATATTCCCACCAGTAGCACTTTCTGACCCAATAAGTGTCACAGCCACTAATCCCTTTACTATTCAAAGGCACAAACTCACAATTTTCAGTACCATCAGAGTAGGTTGTTATTTGGGCTATCTGTCGTATTTCAGTATTACTGTTATAAATACTTCTGATATAATATTTGGCTTTCCAATTATATTTAACGTAATCACCGACTTGTAACTTTCCATAACCAGTACAAAGCTCATGTTTTATCATAAAGTGAACCACAGCGTGCAAAAAATAACTGACAATATTACCTAGTGTCAATCTCACTTGACGTTGAGTATTGATATTTTGCTTCATATTCCCCAATGGTCAAGTGGTTTTTCTGATTCAATTTCATCTACATCCCTATCATTTGGCATTGGGTAATGATTATCATAATCTAAAAAAACGCTCGTTGGATAGCCACATATTGCCCAATTTAAAATAGTCTCATCTCTTGGGTTCGAATCCAAATTTAAGCTTTCGGAACGGGAATCTTCTTCAACCGTGATATAGCCATTTTTACAATAACAAAAGCCTGCTGATACAGGCACTCTACCTTCACCAGCTCCAATTTCAGAATGTACTACCATTTCAGTACTAAAAATTGGAATCAAAAAGTCATCCTTTTTAAATATTACATATTTCATAGGGGCGCTTATTTCTATTGTTTGTTATGGAAAAGCTCACCTTTTCTTTTTTCTGTAAACTTGTAGTGGCATTAATCAATGGACGTAATTCAGGAGCTTCAGAGATGAAATACGTTTTGAAATATTTACATATAGTTTCGTCACTACAGTTCTCAAGCTCATTGCCTTTTGAGTCCATAATAACTACTCCATCCCTTTTAATGTTCAATGTGATTCCTATCGATGACAGAAGAATACCAAATTCCATAAGATTATTTTGCCTCAATATGAGTACGTTATCAATATCATATACAATTATTGCTAACAGTGGGCTTTGAGTATCATTTGCGTAAAAACTTACATCTGGAGGAACTTTAACTTGGATATGCTTTATCTCAAGCTCTTTCAGCTCATTATTGCTCATAAAAGAAGTATGTTTAATTTTCGAAGTATCGTCTAAATTTCTCATGGATATTGTGTATTACAGTCCAATATTTATACTTGATATTATACCAAAACAAACAAGTCATAAGCTCATCAGACTGGCTTGTTTTATTATGCGTACAGGCTAAATTCAAGAACTCCTTTTGCTCTTTAGTCACCCTTATCATAATGACCTCATCACGGGTTGATGTATTTTTTGCTTTACGTCCTTTACTCATACGAATTAGGTTCACCAATCAAGAATTTATCTAGCTCCCTTTTTTCCTTAGCTATCACAGGCAATAGCCAATCATTATTACAGATATTTACACTAAGGCCACACACGGTAATTTCACAAGCAAAATCATTGTTATGGAGTAGCTGTTCCATTGCCAGCAGTTTACTCATTTGATGTGAGTACTCTCTTTGAACTTCTTGTTCATGTAGTTCCTGTTCCATAATTACAGGGTCAAAAGTCAGTTTTCTTTTCATGAGATATATAATTTTGTATATACAAAAATACCCATCTTGAGTGCCGACACCTAGCAAAAAGCCTGCTAGAAAGTACCATACACCAAAAAGCCCCGACCAATGGCCGAGGCTTCTTTTAAACATTCTTTATCCAGTAAAACGAGCCAAATAATCGCACTCCTAAATACATAATGTAGTGGAGTACTTTGCCTTTTGGATTCGTCCGATTTGCTATCACAAGAAATGCCTTATCGGCTATTGCTCTAGCGGTCTTGTCGTCCAGTTGACTGTAACCCATAACACGATTTTCGTACAAAAAATCATGTATTACCGTCGCCCTGTTATACCTCCCAATAGGCGGTATCACCGACCAAAGCAACCGAGGAGTAGAAGCGAAGTCAGTAATGTACCCAGAGGGTACTATCACTTTGCCGTATGGCTCAACTTCGTATTCAATATCCTGTACCAGTTGCCAAAGGTCAGTTTTGGGAGCATCTTCCAGATACTGTACTACAATCACTATTGGATAGAGTCAACCTGTAAGACAAATTCAGAAAGCGAACCTTGGAACTCAAACTGTGTCAAAGCCATGTTGATTTGCTCAAGCAATTCTACACTTTTTGTCAAACGGTACTGCTCAATTAACAGATACAATTGGTAAGGAATAGTCTTTGTCTCCTCGTGGAATAATACTGGAGTTGCAAAATCAACGGCTACAGTCTCAGTTGTTGTGTTGCCTTCCTCATCGAGTCCAGACACCTGTTTCTGATATTTAGTAGCAAGGATTTGATAAGAAATATCACAAACAAGAATACCATCATTATCATACATTGCTTTGGTCATCCCGTAGCGCATCAATGTTGGAATCACAGGCACTGTATAAACAGTGCTAATATTAGCTGTAATCATAGGTTTGTTTTTTTAGTGGTTAGGTTAATACTCAAAAATTGGTGTAATCGCATACGTGAGTGTCTTGCCGACAGCTCCAGTAATGACTAGGCTATTATCAGTATTTTCGACACAACTGGAAGAAGGCTGTGTAGTAATTGTAACTCCACTGCTATCCACTATTTCGAACAGGAACGGATATGGCCTACGGATGTTTCGGGTAATACTCGAACCTGTACAATCAATAGATAACTCCTGCTTACCTGTAGTTCTTAATAGAGCATAAGGGCTAAGATAGGCTCCTCCAAACAAACTACCATTCGTAGGCGCTTGATTAGGTTTAATCCCAAACAATCCTCCCGCAACAAGTGCTTGAAGTTGAGCGTTAGGTAATCTTACAGGCCAGAACATTAACTGTTTGATATGCCCGTTAATATCTTCAATTCGTAGTTGATTGATATTTGTTGGAATCTGCACATTAATGTCTTGGCTAACTGTACTATTGACATATACTTTTGCATCTCCTTTTTTCCATGCGTAAGCTGATTGGATTAGCGCCCCATTAGCTACATCAAAACCAAACCAATTGTATGGTGTTCCATCGACAAACATTGCAGTTGTTACACCTGTCGATGGAGTAATTAAATTCGTTAATCTAATTGAGTTTTGTCCATTCGTAGTATTAGCTCCTATGAATGACCAATATGATGGGTATTCATTTGTAGCATAACCCTTATCACATACGCAGAACATTGTCCCTTCTTCCACGCCATTTGGGAAGTATTGGCTAAACAGGCTTCCTTGTACACTCATTAAGTCTTTTTCTCTTGTAACAGGTGTATTTGTCGTTGGAATATAAGAAGTTGAAAAACTACCTATTTCAAATTGAGCACAATCTACAAACATATATCTTCCTGATGCGGGCTGACCTGTTTCCCCTTCAAAGGCATCAACTCTAACTAAAAGTTTGGTGCTTTGGAAGTCTGCGGGAAATGTTTTTGTAATCTCAAATTTTTGGGGAACTTGAGTAACATCTACAGTCTTCGATATAAGCCCTTCAGTACCAGTAAAACCGTACATATACAGAGTAGCTTTAGTAGCTACGGGTTCATCTGTCCATAAATAAACCGAAAACGTTGCAGTATTATTTTGAATTACAATATTGTTTGCTGTAAGGTTAACTTCCTGATGAAGTCGTGGATCAAATTGTCCATTACAAACAATTTTTTGAACAGTTGTACTATATATACTTCTTTTTGTGCCTAGTTGAACTTCACAAGCCAGCGATTTTACCCATGTACTGGATGTAAAATTAGAAGAATCTAATAGGTAATTAGTTCTTCTACTTTCTTGTAGAACCCCAAGAGAACTCTTTGTTGAAATAGAATGATTAAAACGAGGTTTGTTAGCTTGCGCAACTCTCATTATTCCATTTTTATCAATATATGTTCCTATAGAGTTTCGTGATACAGAAATTTGAGGGTCTAAAAATCTTGCATTCACAAAGTCAAGTGAGAAGCTTGCACGTTGAGCGGGTAAAGATAACTCTGCTCCAGTTGCGACGGCATTTGCTGTTGCTGCACTAGCCAACGCCTGTGTAGCCGCAGTAATAGCTCGTTGTACAGCATCTTCCAAGGCACTAATAGTAATGACCTGTGTAGTCAAATCGCTAAAAGTCAAAACAAACTTGTTTTGAGCATTTACAGTCACATCCGTAATGGAGCGGCCTCGCAAAATTTCAAGGCTACAAATCTTAAACCAAGTACTTCCATTAGAGGCCTTCCATTGTAGTTCACCCGAAACAGTAGTACGGAATTGAACCGAACCACTAAGGTTTTTTAAGTCCAGTACCACGACATCAGTTGCGTTTACTGGATTAGTCAATTCATTCATTATTTTTAGTAGTTAGTTACGCATATAAATTAGCCTTATCAATCTACCTGTACTATCCACGTGTACCCTTTGAAACTGATACTTTTCAAGAATCCACCAGAAGATTTGATTTTTGGCCTTTGTAATCAAGGTAGTTTTTGAACGTCCTATTATCCTGTACATCTCCACGGAGTCACCCTCTACCACGTTCACTTTGATGGTATCAACTAATACATACCCTTTGTTTTTGTCAAGTCTCACTTCACATCCTGCATCAACAATTATCATATCATAGCTACATTTTTTAGGAGCTTGAGACAGCCCCAAAAACGAGTAGAAAACAAATAATATGATTAGTGCTTTTTCCATAATAAGCTAATGGGGTACAGAGTACCCCTGAGCAGAACGAACTTTAACTTTTAGATAAATTAACTTTATCAACCGTCACAAAGCTACTAAAACAAAGAAGGGAAGATACTTCGTATCTTCCCTTCTTCGGATGGTGCACCACTACTTCCAGTAGGAGTCACTATTTACGTTTTTTTAGCTTCAGGACTAGCACACTCGCTAGTAAAAAACCGCCTAAAAATGTAGTAAATAATGCTAGTGAGCTAATTATCAAAATAAAGTCACTCGTTTTCATTTAAAAATGTCTAGTTGGTTTTCATCTATTTTAACTTTCCTACTTCCGTATCGACCAGTCTGGTACACAATGTCCTCGATAGTGCTTTCAGCCATGTAGTACTTCTTTGAAAGCTTTTTGATAATGACTTGGCTTCTGTAACCATCGTCGTGCATCGACTTAAAGTCTTTGCGAATATCAATGTACTTTTGTTGTAGGTAATCAGCCGCCATGTCATGTTTTTAGTTCTTTTTTCATGTTTTCTAATCCAATGATAGCACTACTAATTTCTTTGTCTGTAAGCTCGTAGAACTTATCTTTTCTAAACATCCTTTTTCCAAAATTATTCAACCCTGTAAAATCCTTATTTATGACCATTCCAAGGTCTTTTGCAAGGTTGATAGCCTTGGCCATCCTTTTCTTCCGTGACTCCTCACTTTTACCCTTTAATATCTTGATAGCTTTAGCCATCTCAATTCGGCTCAGCTCAGCACTACTCTTTGTTCGTCCTCCAGATACCTCCATGACTATCGCCATCTTTTCGTCAGCATCAAGCTTGTGTTGGGTCACAAGCTTGTGAAAGGTGCTATTCTGTTCTAGTGTTCGCAGTGACATAAGCCCTATAATCTTTAAAATTGTTACCTACTAATTCGTACACTCTACCAATCCCACCTTCAATGGGATACGATTCAAAACGTTCGTGATTTCGCTTAAAGCTCTTGTAATCGTCACCTTCCAAATCAATCGTTCTACAATCTCTAGCCCCACCGCTTCTAGCTCTCAAACCCGATATTCTTTCTATCTGTGCTGCATCATTTTCATGCACTACAATGAAGTTATCAGTATATCCTCCAAACGTGTTTGCCACTATTACTACAAAACAAATCCTTTTTTGTAGGAGGATGTCAATTAGTCCTATCTTACTCAAAGACTTGCAAAGTTTAAATTGATTGTTCTCCAGATATTATTCTCTTCTCGCTCTTCAAACTCTAGGTAGTATTTTGAACCAGTCACGCTAAAACTTTGTCTAAGTAACTCGCAACCTTTTAGCCATTCTGGGTCATCGTAAGAGTCTTGGTAAGAAAGAATCTTCATGGCTTTACTTGGGTCAATTTTACCCTTCTTACGTTCCAATAAATCCATAAACATATCGAAGGTGATTTTATCAGCAACCTTGAGCGTTCGTTCAAAAAAGCTTCTGATTTTTTGCTCAGCCATTTCGGCTCTTTCATCGAAGTCGCTCAAAGCTCTATATCTCAATCTTATTCTTTCTGTGCCTTGTGAATTTTCGATTGAAAAACCTCCCTTACTATTTTTTGGAAGCTCACCATATTCATTCATCACATCCCTAAAAGCTTCCATTTCGCTCATGGCTAACTTATGCTCCTCATGAATCATCGCCTCCAAAATCTTGATTCGCTTCATACGAGCTTCAACGAGTTCTGTCTTGATTTGCTCGTAGGCCTGTTTCCTTAGCTCCTTATCCTTCTTATCCTGTTGGAGCTTTTGATTTAACGCTTCTTGTAGTTGTTCGACTGTCAAGTCTAATGCTGGATTTTTCATGTTATAAGAGTTTTAATTGATTTGAATATTATCGGATAAACCTGCAAGAGCTACCTGATTTGAGGCTTCGCATAGGTCTGCATTACTGTTAATTTGTGCCATCAGATGCTGAAGTAGTATGACTGCATCTCCATCGTATTCCATAGTGCTGTCATGATAGGTTTCTTGTCCTGAACCCGATGGATAAACCAAGATGGTTAGTTGTGCGACAGGCTTTACATCTTTTAAGTCTGTCAAGGTGCTTACGTTCATTTTATCGTTGTTTAAATGGTGATTAATTCAAGTTTAAACTGCGTTTATGTCGGTTTACAATCACTGTTTCCAACCTACGCCCCGACTTCACGACTCTTATATATTTATTCCCAAACTGTACTTGTTCTGGCTTCAAATCTTGCCATATTTGCTCTATTTCTTCCTTGCTCGAAATACCATTGGCCGTGCATATTTCCGTTACATCCTCGTTAGTGAATCCTATCAAGCTCACATAGTTTCGGCCTAGTCTATCGTCAAGCTCATCGAAGTTCTCAAGCGATCGTTTAACACCTGATTTTATCTTCTTAGCAAGGTGTTCTGTACCTACCAACACACACCCACATTCGTACTTCAATTCGTTGTAAAACTGTATGAGAAAACCAAGAGACCTGTTGGGTAATTTATCAGCTTGGTCTATAATCAATAGGGGTGAGCAAGTCAGTACTTTGTTCTTAAAAAATCTTATTACTTCATCGGCCAACGAGTAGAGATTTTTAGTGTTTTCAATCTCAATACCAAGGTTACTCGCAAGCCTCAACATAAACTCTCTATGACTCCATTTTTCACACTTAAATACTACTACAGCACCATCTTTATCCTCTGATTTATACCAATCAACTGCTTGGGTTTTACCGCCTCCTGCTGGATGGCTTATACACTTCATTTCGCCAAAGTTTTGAGCCATTTCAAACACCTTTTTCATTAGCTTCAGGTTAGTGGTTTCTACCGTTACCCATCCACCCGAAAACTTGTATCCAAGCACTGTCCCAACCTTTATCCACATCTTATCGCTAACACTAGCCCAGTTCTCAGGCTTCATCATGTTGTTTGTTACAGTGGCGGTATTTACACCACACTTTTCAGCTACTTTGTTATAGCTTCCAAGCTCTATCCTGGCCAACTCGATGAGTCTCAGAATATCTTTCTTTTTGTTGTCAGTAATCATCTCTCAGAATTAAATAATGGTTGATAAAATCGAAGTATTTACAGTTGATTCATAATGAAATCAAAATGGTCAATCTCTGCACTTTCACTTTCTTTTACTGGTACTGGTGCAGTAATGGCCTTCACATCTTTTAGCACTTTTGTTTTAGTCTTCTTTGTGGTTTTAAGCACTGTTGAGCTTTGTGGTGGTCGGTTCATCAGATATTCTTCCATTGCCGCTGTTTCGGCATTTTCTTTTATTTCTTTCGACACCATCGCTCCAAGGCTCAAGGCACTTTCATCTAGTACTCTTTCGCTTCCGTCCAAGGTTTTTTCGGTCATTTCCTTTACCTTTTTCTTCAAAGCTTTTGCCTTTTCTTTGTATTCTGTGTTTCGGTCAAATTCAGCGTTTTCACCATACAGTTGAATACGCTTAAATGCCTTAACAGTGGTCAAATACGCATCCGTTTTAGGGTCAAAAATCATAATCTCCTCCAATACATCAGCGTCCCATCTTACCATCACGGAGTTGTATTTTTTGTGTATATCCAAGTACTCATCTGAGTTCATATCAAACACTATATCACCTATTCCTCGCTTGGTAAATGTTATCTGGAAGTATCTAAGTGGCCTGATAGCTTCAGCCCAGAACAACGTTGGTACATCCCAAAAATCTACCGTTTTTACGGCTGGCTTTGTACTTTCGTTGTGTAGCTCTATAGGGCTTTTTTGTACGCCCTTCAGCTTCTTAGAATATGCCGAAAATTTAGTAGCATTGTAGGCCATCATAATACTGTTATGTTCCTGCCATGCCTTTTCCCAATTCCAGCCTTCTTCCTTCAACTTCTTAGCCGTTTTGGTCAAGTATTCTGCTGTTGGTCTACTGTTCTGGTCACCACTCAAAATACCTTCTCCAACCCATCCTTTGTGCTCACTCTCAAACACACTTTGCAACGTCCCAAAGCTCCTCTCAGCGTTAGCTTTTCCCGTACTGGTACGGGTAATAGTTAGCTTCATTCCGTACTTTTTCATTTTCTCAAAAAGGTTAGTCACCTTATCGTCAAATCTGAATCCATCTACTCGTAATTCGTAAGGAATATACCCTGTTACGGTCACAGCCATACGTAAAGCCTCCCAGTATAGGTCAGAGTTCTCACTCAAACCATACGACCAGCCTACATACATACCGCTCATTACATCCCTTATCGCCACGATAAACAAGGTTCTTCGCACACCATCTACCTCAAATCCCTGTAGCTGTACCCTTGTACCATCAGCCTCCCAACAATCACCTGCAAACTGTGCTCTTTCAAGCGGTGTACTTTGTCTGTACTTTTGCTTGCCAGCCTTATTGTCTCCATAGCGTTTTTGGCTTGCCATCAGCTTTACTTGTGTCTCATTCATTATGCGTTTGATGGTGCTTGTACTAGGTACATTTTCACCGTGCATCATGTAGAAATAAGTCAGCTTTCTAGCCATCATTTCATCACTCATACCAGCACCGTTCAGCATCATTCTAAGCACCAAACCACGCATCTCTTTTTTCACATCATCCGTGTATTTCACCTTGTTTTCATTACCCGAACGAGGCAAGGTTATCACGTCCCAGCTTGCCAAATCTTCCGATTCCATCAGCGAAACTTTTTCCCGAAGTCTTAGCCAGTTCATTGGCACATACTTGTAATAGAAATACCTGTTTCGATTCTGTTCCAGCCATTTGGCCACTGTCTCATACACCTGTTTATTGCTACTCTTAAGACCCTTACTAGCAATCCAATCTACAAGAGTATCCATCACAGCCGCAGACCTACACAAGCACTTAATTTGCTTTTCACGCTTACGAGCATCAGCAGTATTCACTTTCGTTTCGTACCGTTTCCGATACCCCTGCCAATTCTCCTCACAGGCATCCTCAAGTTTATCCTCAAGAGTAGCCTCGTTCATCCAGCCACCAATCAAACTACCTCGCATTTCCTGCATCTTTTTCCAGTCAACTGGATTCATTCCATCGCAGTACTTTTGCTCAAGCATAGCCTGATATTTCGTTGCCATCGTTGAGTGACGTATCCACGTCCTCCGACGGTCATCTGGGAATTTTACACCTTGCCAGTTGTTTGAGCCTCTCTCAAGCCCCATTTCGATAGCTTTTCGAGTTACATTCGCACCTTCAACAACCTCTTCAATTTCCCAGAAAGCATCATTGCCTTCTAATCGCACAGTTTTAAATCAATTTGCTTTAACATCTTTTTATCTTCAGCATTTCTTTTTTTACTGATAGACTTTAAGGCTTTTTCAATACTTGCATTTGAATGGCTTCCTGATGAAACCTTTTTTACCATTGAGTGACTGAGTCCTGTTAACTCTGCAACCATTTTAAGGTCACCTCTACGAATGTTGTAGTTTTTCATAGGTATATTCATTTTTACGTGATACCATTTACTCAATTATCCTTTTTTGGTTAGTTTTAACCTGCTAACTTTGGTACAACTAAGTTCAATACAAAACAGGCGAAAAAAATTCACAAATGCAAGATAAGAGCGAAAATATTTCACAAAAAAGGGTATTCTTGGGAGAGAATGTGAAAAATGCACGCAAGGCATCAAATCTAACTCAAGTACAACTTGCTGAAATGTTAGGTTTTACACGAGATTTTATCCAATCAATAGAAATTAGGGGCACTCAACCTAAATATGAAGACCTTTTTAGGATAGCGAATTTTTTTCGCCTTTCATTCGAAGATTTACTTTTCAAATGTTTAACTGTGGATGATTTAATGAAAGTTAAAATTGTCAATAAACAAAACTCTACACTTTATATACACAGCGGGTCTAATTCCATTCAGAATGTGAATGACTCAAATGAAGTGTACATCCAAAACAACTCAAATAATCAGTCAGGGAATGACTTGGAGAAAATTATTGAAGAGAATAACCAACTCAGAAGTAAAGTGTCATTTCTGGAAGGACAAGTACAGTTATTGAGAGAACTGATGAATAAATAA